ACTTATAAGTAGCAAGTTCCAAGAAAAGCAAAGCGCTGTCAAATCACAGTGCGAAATTGAAGTTCAAAAACAAATAGAAAAGGACTTCAATAAATTCGTAGCAACTTTAAAACTTGATAAACTTATTAAGGAAGCTGAAGTAGCTGAAAAGGAATATCTTGATTTTAAAGCAAACAAAGACACAAAAGAAACCTTGCTTCAACAAAATGCTTATAAGAAAAAACAAGCATTAAAAGATAAGTTTGAGCATTGGAACGAAATTAGACAATGGCAATTATCAGCCCGATCTGACAATGATTTAGATTGCATTATGTCTACAATAAAATCAGCTTGTCGAGTAGAACTTCAAGAGAAATATAAGAACTCTGAAAAGGGCAAGTTTTTTAAATCTCTTCAAAATGGAATAGAAGACGCAAGAAATACTTTGCATGCTGGCTTATCCATTGATGATGTTTGGAAAAACCTAGAAGTTATATTTAGTAAAGCACAGATTGACGTTCGTGTGCCAAAGTCCTTTGCACAAATTGCTAACTAATTCTTTTCGTTAAAGAATAAACAGGGCCTGGAGTTCCAGGCCCTGTGTTTTTTTTATCTTGTCACCGTAGCAACAATCACTGCAAGAAAAAAGACTATCAATAAGATAATCATTTCAATATTTAGTTCATTGTATAACTCTATCATTTTGCTCCTCGTTTTCTGTTTCGTTGTCATCAACTAAAATTCTTGCAACGAAATAACCCTCCTGTTTACTTGATCCTTGCTCAACGAAGTGTTGAGCAAGGACATCGGATATATTTATTTCATTCATTGTAGATAGTGTCTGGTAATGTTTTCTATTTCTCTTTCAGACTTTTCTTTTAAATCTTTTGAATGATTTAAAATTTTATCTACGCTTTCCCTAACTTTTGTATCCGCGTGACCGCTTGAATCCAAAAATCTAATAACTTCAACTAATGTTGATTGCATTTTATGGATCAAGGTTTTTGTGTTTTTCATTTTTTCCTTTCAGTTGTGGGGTGGCTTTCGCCACCCCGATTATTTTAGTGTCTAACTTTAAGTTTATCCTCAACGTATCTAGCTTTAACTTTAGCCCAATGAGTAATAAACTTATATCTGGACTCATTACCGACGTTCGTTCGATAATTGATATGATTAGTTATAAACTTTTTAACTGAATCAAAATCATCAATGGTTAATAACTTGACATTAATTTCTTCAAGAAATTTAATTCTAAAAAGAACTTCGTTTAAATTCTTTTCAGTTATTTCTGAAAGTCTAATTGTCATCATTACCCAAGCTAACTGACTAGCATTCTCGTGTTGTTCATCAGTGAACTTATCGAACCCAGCTACTTTAGTGTAGTTGAATTGCAGTGCCATTTATTTCTCCTTTCGTTAATTAAAATCACGTTATCAAAGCAATTGTTTAAGTAAATAAAATAATGCACTTGATTTGTGTGTTGCATATTTAACACACTATTAGTAGTGGTATAAAACTAACCTTTTAGTTGTGTTGCACTAAACACATGTGGGCGGGACCCACCCAGAGAATAACCCAGAGGGATTCTAAATTACCTTTAATCTTAGATGGGGGGAGGGGTAAAAACAAAAAAAGGGATCCTAATGTATACCCTTTACTGCTGGATTTACACATATAAACATGGTAAAAACTTTTTGGTACCATAATAAACATTATGCTTACGATAGAAAAAATAAATCAAATAGCTGATCCAAGCGTCAGAAAACAATTAAAATTAGATATATTAAATTCTCATAAAAAGAAAAAAATATCCAAGATCCGTTCTGATTTTTTAGAGTTCGTAAAATTTATTTGGCCTGACTTTATAGAAGGGTTCCATCATAAAAAAGTATCAGATCAATTTAATAAATTAAAATCTGGTGAAGTTAAACGATTAATTATTAACATGCCACCAAGGCATACTAAATCAGAATTCGCATCTTATTTTTTACCTGCTTGGATGATTGGCAATGATCCTAAATTAAAAATTATACAAGCAACACACACGGCAGAACTTGCAGTTCGTTTTGGTCGAAAGACAAAAAATTTAATTGACTCTGAAGAATATAGAGAAATTTTTAACACAAGACTTCAAGAAGATTCAAAGGCAGCTGGACGTTGGGAAACGGATCAAGGTGGCGAATACTTCGCAGTCGGGGTCCAAGGTGCGGTAACCGGTAGGGGTGCTGATTTATTAATCATCGACGATCCACATTCCGAACAAGATGCTTATTCAGCCACAGCTTTTGATCGTGTCTATGAATGGTATACTTCAGGACCACGTCAGCGTCTGCAACCAGGGGGTCGTATTATTTTAGTTATGACCAGATGGAGTACAAAAGATTTAACTGCACAATTATTAAAAGCACAGATGTCACAAGAAAAAGCAGATCAGTGGGAGCTCATAGAATTTCCAGCGATCATGCCAAATGGAAATCCGTGCTGGCCAGAATATTGGAAGCTCAAGGACCTCGAAACAGTAAAAGCATCAGTTAGTACTTCAAAATGGAATTCTCAATACATGCAGAATCCGACATCAGAAGAAGGTTCAATCATTAAAAGAGAGTGGTGGAGAGATTGGAAACAGGAGTATATTCCACAACTGGATCACGTCATACAAAGTTATGATACGGCGTTCATGAAAAAAGAAACTGCTGACTATTCTGCTATAACCACGTGGGGTGTATTTAGATTAAATGAAGACTCACCACAGCAATTAATTTTATTAGATGCAGTAAAAGGTAGATATGAATTTCCTGAACTTAAACGTGTTGCGTATCAACAATATAATTATTGGAACCCTGAAACTGTGTTGATTGAGGCTAAAGCATCAGGGCTACCTCTTACCTATGAACTTAGACAGATGGGTATTCCTGTAATCAGCTACAGTCCAAACAAAGGAAATGATAAACACTCAAGAATAAACTCTGTGGCTCCTCTTTTTGAATCTGGAATGGTGTGGGCTCCGAAATCAAAAGACTTCGCACAAGAGGTTATTGAAGAGTGTGCTGCTTTTCCATTTGGAGAGTATGATGATTTAGTAGATTCTACCACACAAGCAGTGATGAGATTTAGACAAGGGGGCTTGATTTCTCATCCAGAAGATTATAGAGATTCTAAATTGGAACATAAAGAAAGGACATATTATTAATGAAACGTTTAACAAAAACGATTCCACCATTATCAGGACCTACTCCACAAGGCTTGAAAGTTCCACTAAAACAAGTTAAACTGATTAGTTCAGGTAAAATTTATGGCAGATATAGACAAAGCTCTTCCAAACGAAGTACGTCAAACAATAGAGATTGAAAATCCAGCGGCATCTGCCGTAGAGATTTTAGAAACAGAACTTGAAAAACCCTCTATTGAAAGCACAGAAATAACTCCAACTCCAGATGGAGGAGTTGAAATTAATTTTGAACCAGGAGCATTTAATGCACCTGACTCTGAAAATCATTTTTCAAATTTAGCAGAATTACTTCCTGATAATATTCTTGCTCCTCTTGGGTCAGAGTTATATGATAATTTTATAGAGTATAAAGAATCACGACAGGATTGGGAAATGGCATACACCAATGGTCTTGATCTTTTAGGATTTAAATATGAAAGACGAACAGAGCCGTTTCAAGGAGCAAGTGGTGTAACTCATCCTGTTCTTTCAGAAGCAGTTACGCAATTTCAAGCATTAGCATATAAAGAATTATTACCTGCAGATGGTCCTGTAAGAACTCAAATATTAGGAGTTCCATCTAGAGAAAAAGAAGATCAAGCTCATAGAGTAAAAGATTTTATGAATTATCAAATTATGGATGTCATGAAAGAATATGAACCAGAGTTTGATCAAATGTTATTTTACCTACCGCTATCAGGTTCTACATTTAAAAAAGTTTATTATGATGATTTAATTGGAAGAGCTGTTTCAAAATTTATTCCAGCTGAAGATTTAATTGTTCCATACTCTGCAACGTCATTAGATGATGCAGAAGCGGTTATGCATGTAATTAAAATATCTTCTAATGATCTTAAGAAACAACAAGTGGCAGGATTTTATAGAGACATTGAACTATCTCCCTCAATGAATGATGAATCAGAATTAAAACAAAAAGAACGTGAAATAGAAGGGGTTAGAAAAGGAAGAGAAGAAGATATATTTACTTTGATTGAATGTCACGTAAATATTGATCTTGAGGGTTTTGAAGATAAAGATGGAAATGGAGAACCTACAGGAATTAAACTTCCATACATTGTAACTATTGAAGAAGGGTCAAGAGAAATTTTATCTATCAGAAGAAACTATGAAATAGCAGATCCAAGAAAACAAAAAATACAATACTTTGTACATTTTAAATTTTTACCTGGACTTGGCTTTTATGGTTTTGGTCTAATCCACATGATAGGTGGACTATCACGAACAGCGACCTCGGCTTTAAGACAGCTGTTAGACGCCGGCACGTTATCTAACCTGCCAGCCGGATTTAAGATGAGAGGTATACGTGTAAGAGATGATGCACAACCACTACAACCAGGTGAATTTAGAGATGTAGATGCACCAGGCGGAAATTTGCGTGATGCATTTATGCCTTTACCATTTAAAGAACCGTCACAGACATTGTTATCACTTATGGGGGTCGTGGTTCAAGCAGGTCAGCGTTTTGCATCAATTGCTGATATGCAAGTAGGGGATGGGAATCAGCAAGCAGCAGTGGGCACGACCATAGCTTTGCTAGAACGTGGTAGTAGAACAATGTCTGCTATTCATAAAAGAATATATGCGGCTCTAAAACAAGAATTTAAATTATTATCTAAAGTATTTAAAATTTATTTACCTGCAGAATATCCATACGATGTTATTGGTGGTCAAAGAATAATTAAGCAAACAGATTTTGATGATAGAATAGATATATTACCGATTGCTGATCCAAATATATTTTCACAAACACAAAGAATTAATTTAGCACAAACACAATTACAACTAGCTCAATCTAATCCACAAATTCATAACTTATATGAAGCGTACAGAAAAATGTATGAAGCTATTGGAGTTAAAGATATAGATAAAATTTTAATTCAACCACAACCACCCATGCCAAAAGATCCAGCATTAGAACATATTGATGCTTTAGGTGGTCAACCGTTTCAAGCTTTTAGAGGACAAGATCACAGAGCGCATATGACTGCACATTTAAATTTCATGGCAACAAATATAGCAAAAAATAATCCTGTAATTATGGGTTCATTAGAAAAAAATATTTTTGAACATATTTCTTTAATGGCTTTAGAACAGATAGAATTAGAATTTTCACAAGAGTTACAACAAATACAAATGTTTTCTCAAGATCCACAAGCTTTGCAAAATCCTGTTGTTCAATCTCAAGTTCAAGAGTTTCAAATGAAGATGGAATCTAGAAAAGCAATTTTAATAGCTGAAATGATGGATGAATTTATGAAAGAAGAGAAGAAAATAGTTTCTCAATTCGATAATGATCCTATTGCTGCTTTAAAATCTAGGGAACTTGATCTACAAGCTCAAGAAAACTCTAGAAAAAAACAAGAAGGACAGGAAAGAATTAACTTAGATAAGATGAGAGCTATGATGAATCAAGTAAATGCGCAAGAAAAACTACAACAAAACGAAGATTTAGCTGAACTAAGGTCCGCAACCTCTATAGCTAAACAACAATTTGCTAATATTAACAAAAAAAGGTATATTTAATTATGATGAAAACAGAAAAAGGACAAAAAAAGGTTGCTAAAGTAATGCGAGAGTTCAAAAAAGGAGAACTTAACATTGGTAAGTCTTCTAAAAAAGTAAAAAATCCTAAACAAGCGATTGCAATTGCACTTTCTGAAGCTGATATGTCTAGAAAGCCTATGGCTAAAGGTGGAGCAGTGTTAAAAACTGAAAATTCTTCACGATCAGAGTATGGAAATCTAGTTGATCACTCACAATTTACTCAACCTGACGGTCTTTTAAAAGGTGGAATTGATGTTGAAGTTTCAAATCCACAAGAAACTCAAGTTGTCCCTGTTGGTGGTCAACGGGCGATGCTTCCGGAGAAAAAAAGATCAGCGAAGTGGTACTAAATTATGTTGCAAATGTTAGGAGCAGTTGCACCTCTTGCTAAAATTCTATTTAATACTATTGAAAAAGCTGTTCCTGATAAAGATTTACAAGAAAAATTAAAAGCTCAATTACAAACTCAATTATTACAATCTCATACACAAGAACTAACGGCTGCAGCTAAAATTATTGAAGCTGAGGCAAAAGCAGGATGGTTTGCATCATCTTGGAGACCACTTCTGATGTATGTATTAATCTTTATTTTAGTATGGAATTATGTTATAGGACCAGTTATAAAAGTATTCACAGGAGCAGTTATCTCTTTTGAATTACCTGGCGATGTTTGGACATTATTGAATGTTGGACTCGGAGGTTATGTAATAGGTAGATCTGCTGAATCCGTTGCAAGGACAATGGCAAATAGACCTGTAGTAAACAAAGAACAAGAAAACGGATAAGGAGATAAAATGAGAAACGATTACGGAATACGACCAAGATCAGCTATGATGAAGGGTGGAAAAGCAAAAAATAAAAAAGGTTTCCCTGATTTAACTGGTGATGGAAAAGTAACTTTTAAAGATATTTTAAAAGGTAGAGGCGTCATCAAGAAAAAAGGTGGCATGATAAAGAAAGGTAAAAGATAATGAACTGGAGAGACTTTTTAAAAGAACGATTTAGAATTATTAGAGATCGCGATTGGTTTCTCCTTGAAAAAAGACAAGGTTTAGAAAGACAATCAAGGCCAAGAGCAAAAGAAAATATTTTTAATAAAAATCAAAGAGGTATTTAATGGCTGAAAAAAATCCTTTTGCAAAATTATCTAAATCAAATTTGACTGGAGAAGAGAAAACAGAAAAATTTAAAGAGCTAGCTAGAGCTCTTAAAAGTAAAACTTCAGATGAACCTAGAAGTAATGTAGGTGAATATGATGAATCTAAATATGATCCAACAAGAAAAAAATTTATTGCAAAAGCTAGAAGAGCAGGATTAACAAGTGAGGAAGACATAGAAAAACAAAAAAATATTAAAAAAGCCACTCGCATGGCTAAAAAAGGTTTAAAAGCAATTCCAGGGGTTGGTGTAGTTATGGAAATTTTAGATCCAACAGAAGTTGGATCTGCAGAGGTACCTTATGTTCCTGAAGACATTTCATCGGAAGAGGGTTCATTTAAAAAGGGTGGAAGAGTTAAAAAATTTAAAGGCGGCCTTATGAGAGGCATACCTAAAATAGCAATGAGAGGTTATTAATGGGTAAACTTTGTCCAAGAGGAAAAGCAGCTGCAAAAGCAAAATTTAAAGTGTATCCAAGTGCTTATGCAAACATGTATGCTTCTGCTGTATGTTCTGGAAAAATAGTTCCAGGTGGTAGAAAAAAGAAAATGGGTGGTGGTAGTGTTTCGCAACAAAGAAAAATGGTATCTAATTATAAACAAGGCGGAATTGCAAAAGGTTGTGGCGGTGTAATGGAGAAGAGAAGAAAAGTTACCAAGAAGTATTAATATGGGCTTACGTAAATGGGTTCAAGAGAATTGGGTAGATATTGCAAATAAAAGACCCGATGGCTCTTATCCTAAGTGCGGAAGAAGTGGTGGTGAAAAAAGAAAAAATTATCCAAAGTGTGTTCCAATAGCAAAAGCTAGAGCCATGAGTAAAGGTCAAAGAGCTTCAGCTGTTAAAAGAAAACAACAAGCTAGTAATGTAGGACCAAAACCCTCAAACGTTCCAACTATTTTAAAAAGAAAAAAAATGGGTGGAGGAGGAATTGTATAATGCCAAGAGGAACTTGTTGGCATGGATATGAACAAAAAGGATTTAAGAAAAAAGGAAATAAATCAGTTCCTAATTGTGTAAGAGTTGGAAAAGCAAAAGGTGGATCTGCAAGAATTCCAAGAAAGCCAGGACAACCAGCAGGATCAAAAAAACATTCTGATCTATACACAGATGAAAATCCAAAAGGCACTATTCACGGTTTAAAATTTGCAACAGAGTCGGACGCTAGAAAAAGCGTGGCAAAAATCAGAAAAAGTGGTAGATCTCACGCACATAAAATACAAGCAGCAATTGCTATGGAACAACGAGCAGGTGTCATGGGTAAAGCATCATCAGCAGGTGTTTATAGAAGATATATTGATTCAGTTAAAAGAACTAAAAAAGCAGAGGGAGGCATTGTTGATATGACAAGAATGAAATTTATTTAATGGGAGATATTTCAATTAAAGGACAAGGTAGAGCAATGATGGCATCTGGCGGTAGAACACCAGATAACATGCCAGCAAGGAATAAAAAGAACTTTAGACCTACAAAGTCTGGAGCAGGTATGACACGAGCCGGTGTCATGGCTTATAGAAGAATGAATCCCGGTTCCAAATTATCAACAGCGGTTACTGGTAAAGTGAAACCAGGATCAAAGGCTGCCAAAAGAAGAAAGTCATACTGCGCAAGAAGTGCAGGTCAAATGAAAATGTTTCCAAAAGCTGCAAAAGATCCTAACTCACGATTACGACAGGCTCGCAGAAGATGGAAATGTTAAATGGATGATGTAGTAGAATTTTGTAATAGATTAAAGCGTTTATTAAAGTCCCAATTAGATAATTTAACCATAACTGTTACATCAGGAAATAATGTTGACAATATGGAAAAATATAAGTATCTACTTGGTCAAATTCGTGTATACGAGTACATGTTACAGGAACTCTCTAACCTGCTAAATACAAAGGAGCAAAATGAAGACAGAGGAAACGAAATTAAACTCAAATGAAATACCTAAAGTAATTTTAGGTCTTGAAGAAAAATATAAAGAACAAGATAAAAAAACTGTACGAGCAGAAAATGTTACAGAATCTTTATTAGATAGTTTACCACAACCAACCGGTTGGAGAATTTTAGTATTACCATTTACTCCCAGAGATAAAACTAAAGGTGGAATTTTAATATCACAGGAATCATTAGATAAACTTCGGATATCTACAAACTGTGGTTATGTTTTAAAACTTGGACCGCTAGCGTATGGAGACAAAGAACGTTATCCAACAGGTCCGTGGTGCAAGGAAAAAGATTGGGTGATTTTTGCAAGATATGCAGGATCACGATTACCAATAGAGGGTGGAGAAGTTCGCCTTCTTAACGACGATGAAGTTCTCGGGACTATTAAAAATCCTGAAGATGTTCTTCATCACATTTAAACATAGGAGAAACTATGCCAGATAATAAAACTACAAAAACTGTCGACATAGATACATCTGGCCCTGGTGTTGAAATCGAATTAGAGGTCAAGCAACCAGAAACAAATGAAGTAGAGGTATCTAATGATAAAAATGATAAAGACGGTATTAAGTCCATTGACACATCTGCGAAATCTAATGAGCAGGTTGATGTTCAGACTAGCAAACAAGAAAAAGAAATAAAGGATCAAGGAACAGAATTAGAAGATAATATAGGTAATAAGAAAGAATTAGAAGACTATAGTGAAAGTGTAAAAAAAAGAATTGCTAAACTAACTAAAAAAATGCGAGAGGCTGAAAGACAGCGTGAAGCTGCCGTTGAGTATGCTCGCACGATTCAGTCGGAGAGGGATTCTTTAGCCGGAAAACTTAATAAACTAGATTCTGGATTTGTTACAGAAATGGAAAACAGAATTAAATCTTCAATGGAAGCTGCTGTTGCGAAACTTGCAAAAGCAAGACAATCAGAAGATTTAAATGCTGAAGTTGCTGCACAAACAGAAATATCTAGATTAGGATATGAAGAGGCTAGACTTTTAGAAATAAAAGCTAAACAAAAAAAAGATCAAGAGGAAAAAGAAGTTAGAGTTAAAAAATCTGAACCTGCAGTAGAACAAGGAATTCAGCAACCTCAAATAATGCCAGATCCAAAAGCTCAAAATTGGGCTGAAAAAAATACTTGGTTTGGTCAAGATGAGGCTATGACATATACTGCGTTTTCTTTACATAAAAAACTTGTAGAGGAAGAAGGTTATGACCCTCAAACTGATGAATATTATGCAGAAATTGATAAAAGAATAAGACTTGATTTTCCGCATAAATTTGGTAATGCTACCACAACGAATACTGTTAAACCTACACAAACGGTCGCTTCTGCTACCCGAACTAGTAAAACAGGAAATCGCAAAACTGTGAAACTCACGCCGTCACAAGTAGCAATTGCTAAAAAATTAGGTGTGCCACTTGAAGAATATGCGAAACATTTAACCGCGAAGGAGGTATAAGCATATGGAAAACGATAAAATAAAAACCCCACGCGTGAGCGAAACTAGGTCTAAAGAAGATAGACCAAAAGTTTGGACTCCACCATCAAGTCTAGATGCACCGCCTGCGCCAACTGGATACAGGCACCGATGGATTAGAGCTGAAAGTGTTGGCTTCGATGATACGAAGAACATTTCAGGTAAAATACGATCGGGATTTGAACTTGTTCGAGCGGATGAATATCCGGAACAAGAGTATCCAAGAATTAAAGATGGCAAATACGCAGGTGTCATTGGAGTTGGTGGCCTATTGCTGGCTAGGATACCAGAAGAGATCGCTAAGTCTCGAACTGATTACTTTGAGAAAAGAACCAGAGATCGAGAAGATGCCTTGGCAAACGATCCTCTAAAGGAACAGCATCCAAGTATGCCTATTTCCAAGGAAAGGCAGACTCGTGTAACTTTTGGTGGCTCAAAGAAGAACTAATTATTTAGTAATTCCTAAACCAACAAAATAAAACTAACTCTTAAGGAGATAAATATGGCAAACGACACAGTTGCCTTTGGCTTTAGGCCATTAGGCAAAATGGGTGGAGCACCGGCTGTAGGATCACAGAATCAATATGAAATTCTGGATAACTATAGCTCGTCTATATTTCAGGGAGACTTAGTTACATTAAGTGCCACAGGTAATGTTCAAGTAATTCAAACTACAACTGGAACAAGTATCTTGGGAGTGT